GATCTAAAAACTACTTCAGATATTGATAATTGGGAATATAATAGTTATTTTTATGGTTATGATATACAAAGCTATATATACACTCAATTGTTTCAGAAAGATGAGTTTGTTTTTGTGATCATAGACAAGAGAAATAATAAATTAAAAACACATAAAGCTACAGATGATTTTATCAGTTCAGGAAAGAGAAAACTTAGAAGAGCAGTTGAGAATTATATCGGACACTTTGGATTTTAAAAGTTCTGTTAGTTTACTTTATTTTAATTTAACAGTAGATGACTTTATGGCTGGAGCTTCAATCAGGCAAATACAATCTAGTTTAAAGTTCTATGAAGAACTAGAGTTATACGATGAATGTCAAGGAATATTTATGGCAATTAAATATTATAAAATAATAATGAGAACCTTTATAAATAAAAGATATGAAGATTAAAGAAGTAAGAAGTTTTATAGAAGATAAAACTCAATTAGATATAGGTAAGAAATCAAGAAGAAGAGAGTATGTATATGCAAGAGCTATATTTTTTTATTTATCTAAAAAATATGCTAGAGCAACTTACCAAGCTATGGCTAAAGAAGTTAAGTGTAATCACGCAAGTGTAATCTATTCTATAAGACATACTGTACCGGTAATATTTAGAGAAGAGCCTCAATTAAAAAGATTATGCGATCACTTTGTTTCTTTATTTACAGAAGAGATCGTATCAGATACTAAAAGTAAATCAGATATTATTTCTGAAAACATAGATCTTAAAATAAGATTATCTAGATACCAGGATGCTGAAGCTAAAGGTAATAAACTTAAGGTTACTCAGAACACAATAGACTCTAGGTTTGCAAAATTAATAGAGCAAACTCCTGAAGATAAAATAGATAACTTGTATATCAGAATGGAGGCTATAGTTAGAATGTTAAATACTGAATGGAAAGATAAGATAACTGTATATTCAAGCTATGAAACAGTTAATGGTTATTAATGGCCAGGAAAAGAAAAACAAAGAAAAGAGTCGTCTATGATCCTAAAATAATAAGCTGGTGTATTAATAAAGGTTATAAACTCTATCCAGTTCCTGAAGGAAAAGAATACAGGATAGTTTTAGAATATAAAGGAATGAAAAAGAAATCAGATCTTTTATATAATAAAAAGAAATGGAGCGAAAGAATATGGGAAGTATATGGATTAATATACAATAAAGAATGCCAAGAAAAAAAGTAGAAAGAAAATATATGAAGAAGACCGATGGTCGAAAGAACAACGGTCAAAAGAAAGGAGACGCCGTTCTTAGAAGAACTATGGCTACTCCTGCTAATATTAATAAGGCCAAGAAGAATAGATCTAAAATGCTTGCTACTGGTGCTATTAAAGAGGTTTATGGATCTGAAGAAGCTTTCTGGGTTATGGTAGCAGAAAACGCTAAAGATTCTCAGTTTGATAGAAAAATGATATTAGAATATATTTATGGTAAAGCTAGAGATAATGTAGATGCTTCTTCTGCTAGTGATAAGGTAGACATCTCTATTATGAATTTCTTTCAAGGTACTCCAAAGATAGAAGAGAACACAATTGATATAGAACCAGAAGATGAAGACACCGAAGCTTAATCATAAATACCAGGCCTTTGGAAATGATTCAAGATACTTCATTGTAACAGGAGGTAGAGGATCCGGTAAATCTTTTGCTGCTAACGTATTCTTATTATTGTTAACTTATGAAAGAGGACATAAGATTCTATTTACTAGATATACAATGGTATCCGCAGCTTCATCTATTATTCCAGAATTTATAGAGAAGTTAGAAATTATGGGTGTGGTCGAAGACTTTAGAATAACTAAAGACGAGATCACAAACATCAAAACAGGATCTAGTATTTTATTTAAAGGTATTAGAACAGCATCAGGAAATCAAACAGCAGCTCTAAAATCATTAAATGCTATTACTACATTTGTTTTAGATGAAGCAGAAGAATTAACAAATGAAGATGACTTTGATAAAATTGATCAGTCTGTTAGGGTAAGGACTAAACAGAATAGATGTGTTCTTATATTAAATCCAACTACTAAAGAACATTGGATCTACAATAGATTCTATGAGAATAGAGAAATACCAGACGGCTATAATGGAATGAAGAATAGTATTACTTATATACATACAACTTATAAAGATAATGTAGATAATCTATCTATATCATTCTTAAATCAAATACAAGACATAAGAAGAAGAAGACCGGAAAAATATACTCATCAGATCCTTGGAGGCTGGTTAGAAAAACAGGAAGGGGTTATCTTTAAAAATTGGAGAATAGGAGAGTTCAATGAGAATTATGATATATATTATGGGCAAGACTTTGGATTCTCAATAGATCCAACAGTCTTGACTAAATTAAGTATAGATACAAGAGGTAGAAGAATATATTGTAAAGTAATGTATTGTAAGCCTGGACTTTCTACAACTCAGATAGCAGACTATAATATAAGATATGCAGGCCCACATTTAATCATTTGTGACTCAGCTGAACCTAGGCTTATAAATGAAGTTAAACTCAAAGGGGTTAACATCAGACCTACAATAAAAAGAAAAGGATCTATATTATCTGGTATTGCTCTTCTACAAGACTTTGATTTAATTGTTGATCCTGATTCAACAGAATTAGTTAAAGAATTAAATAATTATGTTTGGGCCACCAAAGGCCAAACAAAACCAGTTGATCGTTGGAATCATTGCATTGACTCAATCCGCTACGCAGCTCAATACGCTTTAGAAGGATTCTCTAAAGGAAGTTACTCAATTCGTTAAACGCAGTAGGGTTAGACTCTTAAACGCAGTAGGGTTAAGATCTTAGTTAACCTGGTTACCTTTGGGATCAATAACCTTATAGTTGTTCTCTTTTAAAAGTTTTACTGCATCATCTATTGTCTTTTGAGTTTTCCTAAAGTGATCAAAGATTTGGTTTTCAAATGCATTATTTTTTATGTACATATCTATTAATTTTATTAAGTTTACTTCTTAAACATAGTAGGGTTTAGTTCTTAAACGCAGTAGGCTTCCCGCTGAACTCAGTAGGCTTCCAGATCCATCTCTGGAGCTTCCTCTGTTGCCTCGAAGTAGATCTCTGTTCATACTTCAAAGTTAAGAAAATTTTAACATATTCTTAACATTAATTTAACATTAGACAAAAAAATAGTTTGTAGTATTGTATCAAACATTAAAAATAATTATATGGAAAAAGTTGAAAAGTTTATCGAAGAGACTTCTAACGGGAAGATCTTCAGCGCAACATTCGTAAAAAAGAATGGTAACATCAGGACTATTCATTGTCGCAGAGGCGTCAAGAAAGGTCTGACTGGTAAAGGTATGGCCTATGATCCTGGATCTAGAGGCTTACTGGTTGTCTATGATTTATCTAAAAAAAATTATCGTATGATAAATTTAGCTAAATTAATAGAAGCTAAAGTTAATGGTTTAATTTATAAATTTATTTAGTATGAAAGAACCTTATAAAAAAGTGATAGAGTTCTATAAGAACTCATCACCTAAACAACATCAATACTTTTTAAATTTAATTAGTGATCAAATGACATTCTTTAATCAGGAAACTAGAGAGCAATTTGATATAGATAATGATCGTATAATTGAATTTAACGGTATATTTCATCAGTTAAATTTAAAAGGTAGTTACGACAGCACTTTTGTCAAAGATCCCAGCATTGAGGCTCTAATCGATTATGAAAGGCAATCTATTGGCTATGCTGAGTCAGATGCTAATAGTGACGAAGATCTTTTAGCTAGATTAATTTCCAAACATTTTGAATGGGACGGAGCTTTTATTTACAGACTGGCAAGAGAGTGTTTTGCAGAATGTAATCATCATACTTTTAACAAAGCTTTTAAGAAGCTTTGGGAAAAGGAAATATTAAAAACAGATCACATAAATAAAAAAGATAAAAATGAAAACGATAATAAGTAAAATTAAACAATACAATCGCAAGTCAATGCGAAATGTTAAGAATACTAGAGAAGAAATTGATAACGATATAAAAATTGAAGTTGTTTCATCCTGGACTATTAAAGGCGATTCTAAAGAACATAGCGAGACTTTAGCGAGCTTAGAAATTTACGGCTGGACTATTACATCAGAAGAGTTAGAAGTACTTGTAGAGGCGCTTAAATGCGTTTATTCAAATCATCCTGATGGAGAGATTAAAATGCAAGTCACACATAATCACGATTACCTAAATTGTTAATATGATAAAGTGTAACAAATGTTCATCAGAAATTGTAAAGAAAGGCGGAGTCTTTTTCTGTTACAATTGCAAGGGTTATAAAATGTCTTATGAGACATATAAGTTTAATTCATTAATAAATAGTTATGATAAATAATAAAATTAGAATAGTTAGACCAATGAGAGTTTGGTTCAAGAGCTTCTGGATCCTAATGAATGATATATTTAATCCAAAAGTATCAACACATAAATGGACCAGATATCCAATGTATGCTAAAGATCAAAAAGAAAAAGATCTTATCATTGCAAGTAAAGTAGAAACGTTAAACCAGAATATTAAAATTAAGAATTATGACTTATAGTGAAGACATCCAGAGAATTGAATCTCAACACCTG